GAGGCCAGGATGTAGCGTCTACGGTTCTTCCAGGATGGTTTACTCATAATGTGTTTCAGTCCTTTCAGGTAGGCATCTATCGCACGCCGGATCACAGTCACAACATCCCCCACTCATCGTGTCATCACCGCAATCAACGGGCTGACGATTGCAGCCAAGAAACCGAACCCACCGATGGCCTGCCACATACGCATCTCAAGTTTGCGAATCCGGTTCTCGTGGTCCTCAATCTTTGATTCAGCGTCAGGGAGGGAGTTAGCAATTTTCTCCAGCAGTTTGCCCTGCCTCTGCACTTCCTGGTAAATGTCGCGCATGGAAACCTTCACCGTTGTTGTGTCGTTGTGTTCCTCAGTCATTTGGCTGCCCTCCTGATTCTGTTGAATCCGCGAGCGAGTGCAGCAGAGGGTTCCCATTTTGGTTTGGGTCGTACCGGTTCCGGTTTGTTTATGGGGACACCTGGTGGTAAAGGTTTGCTGATTACCACCGGCTCAGGCTTTACCGGCTCAGGAGTTTCTTCAGCCTGGAAGTAGGGCATGGGATCTATCGTGTCACCCCAGCGTGCTGACCGCCTCAGTTCCATATGGAGATGGGGTCCTGTGCTAGCGCCGGTATTTCCGGAAAATGCAATCAGCTCACCGCGTTTCACCTTCGCGCCCTTAGCCAAATGAGAAGGCTTCTGCAAATGGTAATAGACAGTGTGCCGGTTGTCCTCATGCTTCAAAATCAAAGTCACACCACCAGAAGGCCCGTTGCCTTTCTTCACCACAACACCATCAGCAGGTGCGGTCAAAGGTGTGCCCACAGGGAGCGCCACATCAATGCCGTGATGAAAAGTGCGCTTCCCCGTTATCGGATGGATACGGGGCCCGTAAGGTGAGCGAGCGTTCACCGTGTACCCTTCAGGCCAGGGCTGAGAGAGCCTCACGATCTACTCCCCTGTTACTTCAGACCAGTTGCCGGTTTCTTCATCCCAAACATAATCAGCACCGTCAGTAGGGTAAGGAACCGGTGCTTCCCACAGGCAAGTGTCCTCGTTCAGTACCCAAGACTCGAACGGTTTGGGGGGGATAAACGCATCCCGTTCCTCATCGTAAGTGAAACCGATACCGGCATAGTTGAATCTCAGCGCTTTGCTTTGGTCCTCACTAGGTTCCCCATCGGTGTAGTGGACACCGCCATAGGTGTTGTAAGAAGTCTGTTTGTAAACATCGCCGGTGCGCTCAAACAGTTCCTGTTCGCGCCCGTCATCTTCCTGACGCCCTACAGTTACGAAAATAACCTGGTTGTTCTCATCTAGTTTCGCGAAGTGGCTCATAAGATTGTCACCGTTTCCGAAGTGGTACTGGTAGCCGTCACTGTGTAGACGCGGTTGGTTCCGACGACGGTGCTTGTGTGTGTTACACCGGCAGAGAATGTCACGACAGCCTGAAGAGGCAAAGTGAAGATTACCGCACCGGAACCGCCCGCCCCACCAGTATTGTTTGCGTTAGCGGTTCCCGCCCCTCCGCCACCCGTATTGACAGCCCCGTCTTTTGACGCAATCGAACCCCCACCAATCCCATTAGTGGTTGAGTCACCACCCTCACCGCCCTGCGCGTAGGTGATTGAAGAACCGGTTATGGATGAAGCAAGCCCAGCGCCCCTTGCCCCACCAACATTACTGGCAGCGTTTCCGCCAGCCCCAGATTTTCCTCCACCTCCACCACCTGCCGATGCCCCCCCAGAGTTGAGTCCCGTACCGCCTGAGTTTCCCTGCCCAGAAGTTCCTACCGCCCCAGCAGTCGAAGATACGTCGTTTCCTCCACCACCACCGGAACCACCTGAAGTTGCGTTGTAAACATACTCGAACCTAGACCCACCCGTTCCTCCGCCGATTGTGGTAATCGCGCCGAACGTACTGTTAGCACCATTAGTCGGATTGGTGCTACCGGTTGCAGGGTTATAGGTTCCAGCATTACCGCCAGCCCCAACAATGACGCTGAAAGTTCCCTTGTTTAGAGTCTGCGTGTCAGTCAAAAGCCCGCCAGCACCACCACCACCGGCGAAAGGACCTGGAGAGCCACCGCCCCCAGCGACAACCAAATAAGTGGAAGTGAAAGGTCCCGCCCCAAAAGTCGCGGACATACGGTTGAACTTGGTGAAGTCTGAGATGGAACTGTTTGCCATAGAAGTAACAGCCATTAGTCGTTACCCCCTTTAGACGGTTACTTCAGCACCGAAAGCGTTGATGGAGAGCTCCGAAGCTGTACCAGAACCAGACACACCAATAACATCAGTGGCCTGAATCGCAACACCCAGAGTCAGGGTTGTCGTGTCATTAGCAGCCACAGGAACATCATACGCAAGGTAATGCTTGTCAGAGATCGCCTCCCCACCATCCCTCACAGCAAGCCGGAAAGTGTCAGCAGAACTAGCCCTGTTACAGATAGTGATAGTGCTAATCACAGTCTCAGTACCGGCAGGGACAGTGTAAAGATTTGTCAGGGTAGGACCTGAAGTGATGTCCACTTGCCCCAGAATCTTATAAGAACTAGCCATTGTTTTCCGTTTCTCCTATGCACCCATGAGCAAGAAAGTTTGCTCGAAACCTACAGAAGCACCTGCAGCTGTAACCCATGCACTTCCAGTGTAATACTCAAACGCATCAGTGTCTTTTAGGAACCTGAACTGTCCCTCAGCAGGTGCAGGCAGGGCCGCGCTCCCAGCAGCAGCATCAGCATACACAGCAACAACCTGATCCTGCAGGAATGTTTGCACATTTGCAGCGGTAAGGACTTCCCCAGCGGTAAAGGTACGGTATCCAGCAGGTGCGCCAGCCATTGTTCTCCTAGAAAGCTAAAGCGTTATTGTTATCAAGTTTACCAAACACTGAGTCATCCAGGACTAAGAATGACCAGTCAAGAGAAGCCACACTGATTGCCATGTCATGGCGGCCTGTGTCAATACTATGCCCTATGCGGATTACCTGCCCAAACTGTTCAATAGGATCCCCAAGACTGTTAGGTGTGAACCGTATGGAAATCACATCACCAATCTCCAAACCAAGGCACGCCGCTTTGTTAGCCGTTCCCACCGTGTCCAAGTTCACACTGATACTTTCAAACCGATACTCAGGGTCCCCATACTTTTGCACCAGGAAGTTTGCAAGGTTATCCAACTGCACCTGTGTGGACACTAGAGTGTCGAGCTCCAAGCTAGAGATACCGTAAGCAGTCCTAGACCGGTCATTGTTCGCCACAGCAGTCCCAGCGTTACTAGTCACCACCGCCTCATTGAACAGGAGCTCTGAGCCATAGTTCACAGAGGTGAGAGTAAAAGGGATCCCTGTCCCATCATCCCTAAACTCTGTCACGCTGTCACTAGTAGGGGTAGCATCCAGCCGGTCCCTAAACACCAGGTCCCCAGTCTTACCCACAAACAGGAGCCCCTGCTCACTATCAGAAACCTTCTGCAAATACTGGAGTGCGTTACCCTCAAACACATCAGCACCCAAAGTAGAAACACCAGCATCAATGTTGCGTCTATCTGCAGGCCAGCCAACATCCTCCTGATCTAGCACTGCACTCACACGCGCCCCAGACAGTTGTGGTGTAGCGCTCCCAGCAGTGAGTAACTGTCGAGCCAAAAGGGTGAAGTCATCGGTTGCTTGAATCTCAGCCCTAGAATCCCCACCAGGAGCGTATTGGAAGTTCCAGTCATCAATCGTGGTGGTGATAGTGCGCACACCATCCACAGTCACCCTCACCTCACGCCTAGGAACAACCGCCCCATAGAAAGGTGAAGGCAAATAATTAGGGTCAAAAGCGCGGTCATCATTGTTCAGAATGACGTTCAGTGCACCAGCGTTGAACCTATCCAGGTCACGGTTCTTCCCACGACTAATACTGAGTGTCTCCACCCTGTTGCTAATATCTTTGAACACTGTGCCACCCAAAGTGTAAACAGTGTTATCCAGCACACCAGCCACAGGGTCATCAAGGATGAAACCCTCAACAGCACCCAGCTCTACAACTGTGGCCATTACGCGCTCGCAAACACAGGACCGCTAGTGCGCTCATACCGTTTGATGGCTGTCACAATCTGCTCACCAATCTGTG